GATCTGCTGGGTTAATTTTAGGTAAAGATGTACTTACTACATCTTTCATAGTAGTTTCATATTCCCCCGCTATAGAGCTTTCTTGATATAAATTTATAGCCTCATAAGGCGCAAATTTTGCAACAGATATATGATCTTCAGTAGTATAATATCCTAAAGTTTTATTAATATTTATTTTTCTTGGTTGATTTCTATTATCTGTCCAAAACAATAAATTTTCAACTATATTAATTCCATATATAGGATTTTGCGTAGAAAAATTTAAAAATGATCCTTCAACTAATTTACTAGAAGTATTATTTAAAGCATCATAAGCATAAATAAAATTAGATTTTGTAAAATCATATGAAGTGCCTGTATTATTAGTTAAAAATATATATACAGTATCATTTACAGGATTTACAACGTGGCCTATAGCTTGTAATCCCGGACTTCCAGGTTCTAAAGCTTGAAAGTCTCCTTGTGGCAATAAAGCATTACCTAATACATTTTCTAATGCCCCTACATCATCGCCTTCCGATTTACTAACTTGTATATTAAAGCCTTGTCTATATTCGTCTCGAGGCACTAGTCGTGCATCAAGATCTAAATTCATTTTAGACTTTATAAAAGCATTTTTAACTTCTGCCATTTATTTAACTTTTAATCCATTTAGATTTATTACGCATTACTTGAACTATTTCATCTAATTTTATATTAGATAATCTAATTTTTGCATTACGAAGTTTTGCACTTTTTTCTTTTTTATATCTATTAACTATGTATTCAGGAGTATTAACTTTAGTAGATAAAACTGCATGATTAACATATGCGTATATGGCTTCTTCTGCCATTTTAGGTACTTTCATATTTTGATCATATGCAAGCCCGTCAGATATATATTCAAATATTACTAAAGCGTCTCTTAAATTACTTGAAAAAGATATTTTACCTTCACGATGATTCATTGTAAACCATCCATTTTTTTGTGATGTTTCAGGATTTAACCCGTATCTTTCGCCCCAATAGCCTTCAAAGCCAAACCCGTACCATGTGCCCGGATATATACCTTTATTTACATCCGCTAAATTTAAATTACCATTAATTATTTTGTCATTTGCTTTAGCCCATCTAGCTTCTGTTAAAGATGTTGCATTTAAATCCTCGCTAAAATTATCCTGTATAGGAAAGCCTTGCCAATCTTGAGGCAGTAAACTATCGGGGTTTGAGGTTAAAGTTGTAGGGTATATAATATGTTTTACTCCTAACTGGTCTACCCAAGACATTTTAACATAATTAACGTAATCTTGAGGCATTGGAATAGATAGACTTGGAGGGACAGTAGCTTCTTGAGATTTTATGCTTGGTAAAGTATCATAACTAAACTCTTGTAAAGCACGTTTAACATGAAATATAACATCATTTCGCTTTACATTTTGTATAATTTTACCTTGCCCAACATATCCCACTAAAAAATTTGTTACTAAGTCAGAAACTTTAATATACGCATAACTACCGTAATTTTCTTCTACAGTATTACCAAACGCATCTTTATTTCCATAATTACCTCCAGTTAATGTTTTTAATTGGACTACTATAACTGTATTTTGAGCAGGTACCGCGGGAATAGTTATAATATTATTTTCTACAGTATAAGGCTGTATATACTCAGTATAAGAGCCGGCTATACCAGTAGGACTTGTATAAAGCTTAAAATTATTTTCTGCATAACTAGCTATAGTGGGATTATTATTTTTAAATACTAAGTCTGTATTAAATGTAGTAGTAAAAGCATTATTAACCCCGTCTGCTAAAAATGTTTGTGATCCAGCGTAATATTGCGCATTAGTCTCTTGTACTAAACCTCCGTTTGGTTTTGCCATAGCTTATTAACTTTTTTCATTTATTTCATCCATTTGCACTTGCTGTGCCGCTGCTTGAACTATTTGAGGATCTCTAATTATAATTCCAGCATATTGTAATATTCTTAATATTACTTCTGTTTGCTCACTTTCGTGAAGTTCAAAATTAATAGATCCTGTAGGCTGCGTAGATGCGTTGTATTCTACTTCATTATACAGGTATTCGCCTAATGTCCCTACATTAAATCCCCAAATAACATTAGATGGCTTTTTAACATATTCAACCTGCACATTGTTTTGAATACTATCTGGCTTTATAAATAAATAATTATTCTCATACAAATATGTTGGGAATGTTTCAGTTGCTTTTGTTAATTTGGATTTTTCAGAAGTATAAAAATCATTTCTTTGAAGTCTTTGTATAAGAACTTCGTTTTTATATGTTACTTCCCCCAACCTATAAAGGTTTACAGTTCTACCATAAGAATCAGTAGTGGGTAAAGTAAAATAATTAGTAGGGGTAGGTGATGTGCTGTTGTATATGGCATTACCAAACGTTTTAAATATAGCTACTTTTTCATCTATATTTTCTAGCCTATTAGCGTAGTTTAAATCGCTTTGAGGAACTCTAGCTTGCTGATTTAAATCTTCAAAATATTTCTCAAATATTTCAAGTTGAACCTGTGTTCCTACTTTGTTAAATTCATCAGGAGTCATATACCCCCTTTGTTCTTTATTTAAAATAGACAACACTGTTTGATATACAGTATTTACGTTTATTGCCATTTTTATTTTTTGTTATATAACAGTAAGGCCGCCAAAAGACGGCCCTACACATTATAAATATTACACGTTATGAAAGTTTTTTCTCTATAGATTTATATATTTCTATACCTTCATCAGTTTTAAAGAATGCAGCCATGGCAGAATATGGATTTTCGTCAAATGGTACATTCATTATTTTTCTACCTGTTTTATTCCAGCTAAATGTTCTTTGATCTTGCGATAAAGATAACAGCCCTAATTCAGTAGCGTTAATTGCTACGTTTCTTAGCTGCACATTTTCATCATTAGCAAGCTCTAAAAATAATTGCGCATTTTCTTTTGCAAATATTAATAAATCTCTTTTAATTTCTTTAGAACTCATTTCAGATACTCTAGATCCTACTTCAACTCTTAAAATAGCTTCAGCTTGATCTACATCCATATCTCTTGCAACATTTAAAGCCTCAATAATATATTCAATAGTTTCTAAATCATCCACAGCTTCTTCAACCGGATTAAACTCTGAATATTTAATATCCTTCATAGGGTGATAAAGAGATAATAATTTTTGTAAATTTTGTTTTTCTTTGGTTACCGTTAAAGTACCATCTCTAAAAACAATATGCCCTAATGTAGCTTCCCCTGATTGTTCATCAACTAAAGGTGAATTTTGATTAGTAGCGTATCTTAATTCTCTTTGTTCATTTTTTTCTTGATCAAACCACAATAATGGATAACGCGGAGTATGACGAGAAGCAATAGTATATGTTAAAGGAGTTTTTAATCCTTTTAATAAATAAGTTCTGTCTTTAATTTCCCATTTAGGTTTAGAGGGTTCAGAAACTTTTACTGCAGGTTTTGCAATTTCTTTTTTTTCAATTACTTGAGGTGCAACCTCAATATCTTTTACTGCTTTTGTAGCTTTTTTAGCCATGATATAATAAAATTAAATAGTTAAAAGGTAAAAACTACCCCCGCTAATACAACGAGGGTAATTTATACCGGGTAAATTATGATGCAGTAAACAATACAAAATTGTTAGCACCTTGTACACACAAACATCTTTCAGACAAGAAGTGAACGTCCATAGAGTCAATGTCAGAAGTGAAAGCACCTCCAGCAGATCCAGTAATCCAAGACTTCATTCTTCTATCCTCGGTTTGAGAAGCTCTGTAACGAACGTGCAAGAAGGGTCTACGAATATTAGAACCTAAAATTTGATCGTATACAGTTGATGTTCCAGCAGGAATAAGAACTCCATCAATTGCTGAAACAGCTACTCCACCTCTTGTAGAAGCGTCGTTAAGATATTTCCAGTCAGTTTTATAAAAGTCATAAGAACCTCTTCTAAATCCTGAAAATCCAAGATTCAAAGCCATTTCTTCAGAGTTTTCAAATAGACCGAAAGCAGTACCTCCTCCGATACCAGAAGAAATATTAGCTAGCATATCATCAAAATCCAAAGATGTTTTTCTATTTAAGAAAAGCATATTCTCTTCAATAGCACCTTGAGTATCAAGATTTTTAAGAATACTGTCAAACTCGCCTAGTCCAGCGGCAGCACTAAAGTTATTTAGTACATTACCTCTAGCTTCAACAGCAGCAAAAAGTCCTTCAGTTCCGCCATAATCAGAAGCAAGTCCGGCAACTCCAGAACCTGCAGCAGCTTTTTCACCTTCAACCATTGACATTTCTAAGTAATCTTCAAAACGCAATCTGGTTTCAGATTCAGCTTTTAGATACCATAGGTAGCCAGATGTTCCATCTTCAGTAGCAACTTCAACCCAACCAATCTGAGCCATATCAGAGCCATTAACTCTGTATTTTTCTTTAATAATAATTGGTGAATTGCTAAATTGAGTGAAAGAAGGGGTTACGCTTCTAATATCAGCATCTCCAGTTCCTTTTCTATATTCAGAACCATATACAAATATTTTAAGATTTGATGGCGATCCTGATCCGAAAGTAGCTGCTAAGTCAGCTCCTGTATATGTAGCAACAGTAATTGTAGCTAAAGTAGCAGAAGTATCAACACTATTAGTAACTAAAGCTTTTACTTCAGCCCCAGTAGAAGGATTCATAACTACAATAGTCTGATTAATTGAAATTGCATTATCAACAAAGTTAGCTCCGGCTGTAGCATTAAGTACAAAAGTCAAAGTTGTGGCGCTAGCTTTAGTAACATTGTCATATGCAATATGCAATCTATTTTGCTCTGACCAAATTACTTGATCTGAGGTCATAGGCATTTCTGCTCCTACCATACGTAAGAATCCAGAAAGAGTTCGGTTTCCATATCGCTCTACTTCTTGTTCGTAGATCTCAGGAAGATATTGTGCGGCAAAATCTGAAAAGTCATCACCAGCTTTATCTGTAAATTGCAGATAATTTGTAGACAGAACTTGTTGTTTCTGACTAGGTTTAATTGTCCCAAACGAGGGTACTACATTACTCATGTTTTAAATTTTAAGTGTTAAATTTTTTTGTTCTAATTTTAAGTTTTGAAGAATCTAAACCGCTAATAGCTTTTACTTTTAAACCATTAACAAATACATCGCCTGGGGCTGTTTGCCTTGGTTCAGTAGTAATGTTTTTAGTTTTTGCAACTTGTTCTTTAATAGCATCGGCACGGCCTTGCTCATAGAAGTGTGTTGCCATAGTATCGGCGTTTCGCGCAGCGTAAATTGCTTTGTGATAACCAGCAGGATCTTTCATTTGACCATTTTTGTCCAGGAACGTCCCGACAAAGTCTGTAAGATCTTTTTGGCTTTCTGCTATTGAGTTTGGATCTTTAACTCCATACCTAACTTTTTTATCTCCTAATTTAAAATCAAAACCTTTGAAATCATTAGAAAAATAATTTTTAGTAGTATTTATAAATCCTTCTCGAACAGCTTCATTACGCTTTTGTTCTTCATTGTATCGATTGAAAAAGTCCATTGCTTTTTGTTGCTCTTGAGTAACACCAGGTCGTAATTTAATTTCCTCGTAATACTTACTTTTTGTTTGCTCTAAAAAGTTTTTGGCTTTTGCAACTTCTTCTTTATATGCAATTTTTTTCTTGCGTATGTCTTTATCATCATCAATTTCTGCATCCCATGTAAAATCTTCTAATAATAGATTAACATCTTCTGCGTCTAGATGAGGTTTGTTTTGTTTATAATATTCTCTTAATAATGTATTGTTATCTACATTTGAATAATCTGCATTTAATCTAGCATAGTCTTGCACTGTTCCTCCAGTTTCTTCCATAAACTTTATAAGTTTATCTACTCCTTCGGGTAATTCTTGTGCTTCTGCTTTCTGTAATATTTCTTTTTGTTCCGATGTGGCAACGGTAATTTCATCGCTTCTATCCACTCCTTTCTCTTCAGAACTATTTTCTTCATCTTCAATAATTTGTATTGGAGAATCTTCTACTGCTTTTTCTTCAGTTTTTTCGGAAGTGGTTTGTTCTTCGGCGTTTCCTTTTCCCACCTCTTTGCCATCTCCGGATGATTCATGTACATCCACTTTCTCTGTGCTTGGCTCTTGAACGGCATCTTTTGTTTCTTCTTTTTTTGGTTCTACAGGTGGCTTTGAAAGATCTACTTTTATAATATCTTCGTTACCGGCTAATTTTTTTGGGGTTCTTTTTTTAATTTTAAAGTCCCCTTCTTGTTTTACTTCTGTTGACATAATATAATAATATAAAATTAATTAATAAACTTTACCTTGGCTCAAATTGTTCTAAGCCAAAGCCACTTAAATTATCATTACCTGCAGATTCGAAATTTTTAGGTAATAAATCATTTTTTCTTTGGTCAATTAGTTCAGATTGTTGTGTACCTTGTATTCTTACACGTTTATCTTTCCTATCTTCTATTTCCTGTTCTTTTCTAGTAGTTGCAGCAGCTTGTATTTCAGCTAATTGCATATTATAATTAAATTCTTCAGCCATTAATTGTTTCTTAATTAATGCTTCTTGTTCCATTCTAGCTATTTCAAAATCTGATTTAGCTTTTTCAATTTGTACTTTTGTTTCCGCTAATGCTTGTTGCTTTTGTACTTCGGCAAGTGCCGCAGCCTCTGATGCCTGAGCGTTTGCCTGCGCTTGCGCTTGTATATTAGCTTGATTAGCTTGCTGGTCTCTCGCTGCTTTTTCTTTTCTTTTTAATTTTAATAATTGATTAGCTAATTTTAAATTTGATATTTGGCGTACATCAATAGCATCGTCTAAATCAATTCCACCTGATTGTAAAGCAACTTGTATATTTTGTTCAAGCTTAGCTTTTTCTTCTTCGTCCGGTTCTAATTCTAAAAATATACCAAAGTCATGCATTGCTACTTTTTCCATTTCTTCAAGCGTATTTACATTAAATGTATTTATACTATTAAGTAAAGCATCTTTTGTTAATGGAAATTGTAAGGCATCATTTGCTCTTAAACTTATATTCTCAGCTGTTTTAATTGTAATATACATTAAAGCTTTTAAAATATGCCTTGTAGCTACATTT